ACACAGCCTCCGCAGTCAACTATGTTCAAGTAACAGGTGCTGCTACTAGCGGTGTCCCTACAATTTCAGCGCAGGGTAGTGATTCCACTGTTGCTTTAGGTTTGGCTTCAAAAGGTGCGAAAGAAGTTGTTGTTTGGACAAATACTAACAATAGACAGTTTTTAATTCCGCATACAGCAAGCCCAGTTAACTACGCAACAGTTACCGGCTCTATTTCTGGCAATGCAGTCCCATTCTCTGTTGCTGGCTCCGACACCAACATCTCCCAAGTCTTCCAAAGCAAAGGCACAGGAGCCATTGACCTAGCTGCTGGCAGTTCAGGAGTGAACATCTCCAATGGTGGGACTGTTACTGCGTTGACTCGTACAGGCGTAGGTTCTGGGTACACATCTTCCCCAACAGTTGTTATTTCGGCCCCAACTACTGCTGGTGGTGTTCAGGCTACTGCAACCGTACCTATTGTTGGGTATTCTCCAACAGTCTCCGCTGGTGGTACGGGATACACAGTTAACGATGTTCTTACTGTATCAGGCGGTACGTTTTCAGCACTTGCAATGCAGGTTACTGTTTCTTCTGTATCTGGCGGTGTTATTACAGCAGTCACTCTTTCTAGACAAACAGACTATACCGTTTCCCCTTCTAACCCCGTATCTGTAACTGGTGGAACTGGCTCTGGAGCAACATTTAACATTACTTGGGGCATCAGCACTCCAATCACCATCACCAACGCAGGTAGTGGCTACGTAGAACAACCCACAGTGAGTTTCTCCGGAGGTGGTGGTGGCTCTGGCGCTGCTGCTTATGCTATTGTTGGTAGTGCTCCAGTAGTTAGGTTTCTTGGAACTACAACAAACTTTTATACCCCTAACGGAAGTATTGGTTTTAGCATACAAGATGACCAGACAAGCACTTCCCAAGGTTATATACAACTTAGAGGCACAAACACAGCAGCATTAAACTTTGTTTTAGGAGGTTCTACTTCTAACACAGGTGTTACTTGGGTAACTAGAGGCACAGGCGCTCATTTATTTTCTACTAACGGTAGCCCAAGCACAACTCAATTAGCTGTAGCCCACACAGCCTCTGCTGTGAACTACGTACAGGTTACTGGGGCGGCTACTGGTTCAAATGTCTCAGTTAGCGCTCAAGGTAGTGATGCGGCTGTTGGTTTATTTTTAAGTTCAAAAGGCTCTGGCAATTTGAATTTTCAGGTGGCTGGTGCGCTTCGACAAAGAATTAACGGTGCAGACGGTACTGTTGATTCTGGTATTTCAGCGTCTGGCGGTATTGCTTTTAAAGCAACTCCAACAGGCTCACAAGTCAACTATTTGCAAGCCGCTGGTGGAGCTGCTGGCTCTGCCCCAGTACTTTCAGCTCAAGGCACAGACACAAACATTGACCTAACCCTGACACCAAAGGGAACAGGTAACGTCAGATTCGGTACTTACACAGCATCTATGGCTTTGACAGTTCAAGGCTACATCGAAATCAAAGATTCAGGCGGTACTGTTCGCAGACTAGCCGTTGTCGCTTAATTCAACAACTTAAAAGGAAAACCATCATGGCCCTCATTAAATCAATTATGACTGACTATGGCTGCACAGCCGATTATTGGCATATTGGAGCAGTACAAGAAGACTTCAAAGGTCAAGGCACTGAAGTGACCTTCTACGGCTACGCATCCAAGGAAGCCCGTGATGCTGGCGCGCAACCAATGAGCGCAGGTAAGGTACAGATCGCAGGTGACGAGTACGTTGCAGGTGCTGATCGTGCTGCCTTGTACGCCATCATCAAGCAAAAGCCTGAGTTTGAAGGCGCAGAGGACGCATAAATGGACAACCAGCAACTATTTAATTTGGTAGTGAGTGTTGCTGGCTTTCTAGCGATGTTTATTTTCTATCAAGTCATGCAGCGATTGCAAAAGGCCGAAGACAAAATATCGGAACTAGAACGTCTGTTGCCTCATGACTACATTCAAAAAGATGATTACCGTTCTGATATGCGCGACATTAAAGAAATGCTAAAACAAATCTTTGACAAGCTAGACGGTAAAGCCGACAAGTAATGTGGACCCAATCAGTCTTTTACTTATGGCGCAAAGTGCAGTTGGCGCTATCAGGGCTGGTTGCCAAATGCTATCTGAAGGGAAAGCAGAAATTGGAAAATTCAAAAAGCAAGTTGAAGGCGGAATTGCGGACGCTAAAGCGATCTATGCAGAAGTCACTGGCATCTGGGGATGGATTAAAGGTTTATTGGGAGCGCCTAATAAGTCTGCTGGAAGCATTAGTCCCAAGCAAGTCGAAATCATCGACACATCAACAAAACGTGTCGAAAAAAGAGCCAAAAAAGAACATGAGCCAGAGTTAAGTTTTGAGGAATTTCAAGCAAGAGCCGTACACGATATTTGCGACAACCTTAAAATTTACTTTGAAGCTATGCGACAACTAAAAGCGCATTGTCGGGAACTAGACGAGTTGGCATTGACCACAGACAAAGTTGCAGACAGTGCGATTGACCGTATTGAGATTCAATGGCAGATGAATCAATTATCTGCCCAACTAAAACAGTCAATGATCTACGGAACGCCTGAATCTCTAGGTTTGGGTTCAATGTACAAAGAGTTTCTTGCCAAGTACGATGAGATTCTTGAAGAGCAAGAAGTTGCGCGGGAACTAAAAGCTAAACGAGATCGAGACAACAGATGGCGACTAGAACACCGCAAAGAAATTCTGGTAGCCAAGGTGACTTACGTTATAGCGACAAGTCTGGGGTTTCTTCAACTGATTGGAATGTATTTCACTCTATGAGGGAATTTTGGTTCTGGGTTGCTATTGTCACGCTAATCATCTTTTGCTTGATGGGGCTATCTTTTGCCATAATTCATGTCAATAAGCAGATCACCAAAGCAGAAGTGATACTTCAACGTGCCGAACAGCTTGAGAAAAAGCGCACAAAACTTGAACCTAAGAAGGATGAATGATGTTACCAATCGTTGCTGGAATCGTAGCCAACCTAATCAATAACGGAATGCACAAGGTTGCTGATGAAGTTATTGAAAAGGGCGTAGACGCTGTTCAATCCAAACTAGGCATGGAACTTAAACCAGAAGGTGAAGCCACCCCTGAATACAACGCCAAACTCCAAGAGGAAGCCAATCGGCACTCTGAGTTTATGGCTACGCTTGACGAAAAGTCTACTCAACGTGCCACGGATATGTACATGAACGATGACAGCACCAAACGGTTTACACAAGCCTATGCGTGGTTCCTGTCGGTGGTGTCGTTCTTGTATTTCTTTATGGTGTCATTTATGCCTATTGAGAACCGCAACCGCGACTTCATCAACATTATTTTGGGTTTCTTGATCGGCACAGCGGTTAACAGTTTGATTCGTTTCTTCTACGGCAGTAGCAATAAGAGCCAAGAAGCTGTTGACCAGAAACAGAAAGAGCAAGACAAATGACACCAGACAGCACTTTGCTTTTAGCGGTGGGCGTTAAAGACCCTACCAAGTGGCTAGATGCCGTTATTGCAACCTGTGAAGAGTTTGAGATAAACACACCCCAAAGGATTGCAGGGTTCTTGGCTCAAACTTCGCACGAATCTGGCGGTTACACAATGCTGACAGAAAACCTGAACTACCGCGCTGCTACCCTAGCCGCTTGTTGGCCTAATCGTTTTGCTGTCATGGGGGCTGATAAAAAGCCTATTAAAGAGAACGGCAAACTAGTCCCCACAAAAGTAGCCAACAGCATAGCGGGTAAGCCTGAACTTATCGCTAACTTGGTTTACAGCAGTCGTATGGGCAATGGCCCTGCTGAATCTGGTGAGGGATGGTTGTACAGGGGCAGGGGTCTTAAACAATTGACGGGCAAATTTAACTACACCAAATGCTCAGAAGGGCTTGGTGTCGACCTAGTTGGCAACCCTGACCTATTGCTTGAGCCTACCTATGCTGCCCGTTCTGCGGGTTGGTTTTGGAAGACCAATAATCTTTCTACCTTTGCCGACAACAACGACATTCTTGGCATGACCAAAAAGATCAATGGCGGGACAATTGGACTTGCAGATCGTCAAGCCAAATACGACAAATGCCTTAAGGCTATAGGTTAATTGTCCAAAGCGACTAGCAAAGAAGCTACAAGCGCAAACACACATATAAACATTATTGCGCCTAGAAATAGGATTGAAATTAAGAGTGTGATGTTATCCATGCCGATGCTCCTTTGCTTCGCCTAAAGTTTGGAAATACCTGTCACAAACCTTGCACCGCCAGAGTTTTTGTTCTCTGATACGGGCAAGGTTGTTGTTTCTAATTACTCTTGAATCGCCCCGATAACTTGTCACGGTTTCGATGTTTTTGGTCAGTTTTAAGTTCTTCATGCGAGTTTAGAAAATAATCTAAATTGCCATTTTCGTGCTTAATCTTTACTTTTGCCACAGTTCGCTTAACCAGTTTTTCGTCTGGTTTAGGCCAAGGTGCATTGGGTACTAATACTGTTTTCACCAGAAAATCCAATCTATAAGAAAAGCAACCAAGATCATGCTTGCAAGGATGTGAAAGTCGGTAATCTCAAACATCGGTTTCCCCAATCATCCGTTTGGTGGTGAACAAGTCTTTATGCTGTGGGTGCTTGGCTTTCCACAACCGAGCATAAAAAGCGATGTAGTCGTTGCTAATTTTGAAGTCTTCGCCTGTGGTAACAATGTTTGTTTCCCAACGAATCCGATTGATGATTAGCCAATGACTAATGCGTGTTCTACCTTTGTTGACAGCTTCATAAGCAAAACGCTCAAACAACTGCCAGACATGGGGGTTGGCTTTATGCCACTCCCACCAAGCCTCTTTTTTCTCTTGAAATGTTTTCATATTGGTACATAAAAAAGGTGGGGATTACTTGCCATTGGCAACTGCAAATTGCTGACTTTCACCCCCGAAAATTAAAACGGGATGTCTTTTTCTGGAAAACCATCGTTTGACTGTTTGGCTGGTACGCCTTTTTGATCGTCAGTTTTAGGGGTGAAAAGGTACGCCCAACCTTCCCACCCGCCCTCAACCAAAGGCATCTGGTCAAGTTTAAGCATTGGGCCTTTCTTTGTCTCAATCACGCTACCAATGCGCTGATAACGGATTTTCTCTTGTCCGTCTTTCTGGTAAACACCAGCCTTAACTGTCACTTCATAAACTATTGCCATTTTTTTCTTTCAGTTTGTTAAGTTTCTTAATTTTGTTTTCCAGTTCGGTAAGGAACAAGATAACTTCCATCTCCAAGTCTGCAATTAAGTTGTTATTACGATCAACCCGCTTTACAAACAATTGAAGTTCTTTTGGCAACCTTGGGTCAAAAGACACAAAGTCACACCATTGGCGACCCGTACAAGCCATTTGCCATTGCATCTGGGTGTTGTACTTGCTTGGCACAGTTTGAGTAAGCAATGTGTCAATGTGGGTTGCGGTGTTTGGACACTTGATTTCTATTAATCCACTATCGCCCACAAGCCCGTCAGGTGAAGCGCCAGTGGCCTCAATCGTTGGGTGGGTAATCATAGGCACTTCATCCACTAAAACGTCTGCATGGGCTTCATACGCTGCCCTAGCTAATGGTTCAGTCTCAGTACCCCATTGCATAGCTGAGTTACTAAACGATTCAGCTACTGTGCCTGTTAGCCGTTCGCAAACCAACTGAGCCATGTAGTTGTCACGGCTTGTTGAATAACCTGTCTTTGTCTTGGCAATAACGTCAGCAACACGGCTAGCGGTTACTTTGCCAAGGCGTTGTGCAAACCATTCTGGTGAGCCTTGTTCAATCATTCTTGACCTTTCAATTTAAGTCCATGTGCAAACATAGCGGCTTTAACTTCTGTTAACCCTTTAAGGCCCAAATTTGGAATTCTTCTTAACTCGCGTTCAGTCCAATTACACAAATCTTCTTTCATGTAAATGTTTTCAGAAGTTAAACAGTTGTAGTATCTAATTGGCAAATTCAATTCTTTTAAATTGGCATTTTTGTAACGAAATTGTTGTTCTTCTTCTTGCTTCCATTCTTGGCAAATACGATCACGATGTTCAACCATCTCTTTTGCCATGCGATACGCTGTTTGCGCTAAAGCAAATGGATTTGTAATCCCCATTTTTTCAATTTGAGCATTCATTGCGCTAACCGCAAAATGATCTAACAATTCTTCTTTAGTCATTTCAAACTCGCTTTCTTTTCATCTTTGACCGCAATGACTTTCTTTTGCCAGTTGGCATCTGTACCGCAAGCCTTGTAAGCCGCTTGGTAAGCAATCTTTAGGGATGCTTCGTCAGTAGCGTCTTGGATTGCCAACAGATGGTCAGCCATTAAATTGGAATCAACCACAGTCTTTTCTGGGCGACTAGCTTTATTGCCATCATCATCTTCTGGGGCAATACCGCAAGCAGCCATCAAGCTGTATCGCCTAGCGTAAGTAAGCGCAGAAGCATAGCCTTGTGGGTCTTTCTTGACTGCTGGAAAGTGAACAATTCCGCACTCAAGCATTTCGCCTGATTCATGCACAAAGACCGTTTCGCACATGATGCCATCGGCACAGTCGTAGTTCTTTTGAAGAAGGAAAATCCCGTTGTTGTTTAAAGCGTCTATAACCGCTTCAACGCAAGCAGATAGGTCAGCATACTTAGAACGGAAATGCGGGTTTGTAGAGGTCTTTAAAGCTGGCCCAAAAGCCTTTTGTGCTTTGACCAAAGCTGATGCAATGTTTTTCATGTTTAACCCCACAGGTGAGAGACTAAGAAACCTGCGGCAAAGGCAAGCGTGATGTAAACCCAAAATTCGGCTTGTTGGGTTGCGCTGGATTGGTGACCTTCTAGCCACTCCCATCGCTGGCGCTGTTGTTCAGCGTGAACTGTGTCTGGGTAGGCTTCTTCCATCGAGCGTGGGAAGGTGCGGGTTGTTTCGTTAAGTTTCATGTTTTCAACCTTGAAAAATTTGACAATGAGTTCCACGTTTCACCATAAGTGAAATAAAACCAAGTGCTTTTGTGATTGAAGTGAACTCAATGCGTGACCAATCGCCTTGAATCCCTGTTGTGTTGAACTCAACAATGTATGTTTGTTTCATATCGTTTCCTAAGTTACCGCTTGCGTTGCGCTTCGGATTGGTGTCAGTATAGTCTAATTTTCTAGACAAATCACGACACATCAAAATAATTCATCAAGTGTTGCTTTTTTGTCTAAAAATGTAGACAATGCGTTTATGGACATTAACAAGATTATCAAGAACGCAGGCTCACAGAGTGAGCTAGCAAGAATTTTAGGCATAGGGCGTAACTCTGTCTGGCTGTGGAAGCGAGATGGCGTTATCCCTAAGTCTCGCATTTGGCAGATTCAATTGCATTTTCCTGAACTTCTGAAAGACAATGATGATTAAGGTTTGCAGAGTTTGCAATGGTGAAATCATGGGTAGGCATCATTTGTCTAAACTTTGTTTTCCTTGTTCTGACCATAATAAAAATGGTGGCAACAAAGCCCGTCAAGAGGTAAAAAAGGCAGTAAAACAAGGAATTTTGATGTCAGTTAAAGAGTTGAAATGCTTGGATTGCGGATGTCAGGCAGAAATTTATGACCACAAAGATTACAACAAGCCGCTTGAGGTTGAGCCTGTGTGTCGTAGTTGCAACAGAAAACGTGGGTCAGCTATCCCATTAAACAAGGAACAAAAATGTCGTATCAACAATTAGAAATGGCCGTAATTCAATGGGGTGAAGCCCGTGGCATTGTGCAAAACAGTACCACCGAAGCGCAAGCAATTAAAACGCAAGAAGAACTTGACGAGTTGTTTTTAGCCATTGAAGAAAATGATCGCGCTGCTTTGGCTGATGCTTATGGCGATATTTTGGTAACGCTAATCATGGGCTGCGCCATTGCTGATCTTGACCTTGTGAGTTGCTTAGAAGGCGCATACAAAGAGATCAAAGATCGCAAGGGTTATCTAAATAAAGATGGAATTTTTGTAAAAAAAGTGCTATGATTTCCGAAAGACGCTTGGCGGCGTTTCTCAGTAGGGTTACACATGCTGTCTGCTGGTACTGAGCCAGTCCGCCAACATCCGCAAGGGTGAGACAGCAGGTGTAGCCCTTTTTTTTGGGCTTAAAAATGAGCAAATGGAAAGAGTACCAACTTTTCCCAGACAAAGATAAATTGCCTAACAAACCTTGTGTTTATGCAGTTTATTTTGATGGTGAATTAGTTTATGTAGGTCAGTCAAGCAGTCTAAGCAATAGATTTGCTGGACACGCTTTTCGGTATGGATATGGAAAAAATATTCATACGCCTTGGGTTGATATTTCTAGCCAAGTAAAAATTGAAATCAAAGCAAAATTTTCAGAGCAATTGGGTGATTGGGCAATGTGGGAGATTCGTCTAATAAGACGATTGAAACCAATTTACAACACGCATCACTTAAACAAACGCAAAGAGATTAGCTATGAAAATTAAAAACTGGTCTAAGTTTCAACACTTTAAAGACAGGAAACCACCTTGGGTTAAGTTGTACCGAGATGTTCTTGATGACATGGAATGGTATGAACTAGACCCACTTGCAAGCAAAGTGCTAGTGATGTGCTGGCTAATTGCTAGTGAAGATGATGGTCGATTGCCAAACATTAAAACGCTTGCATTTCGTTTGAGAATGACTGAAAAGCAAACATTTGACTGCATAAACAAGCTAGAACATTGGCTGGAACAAGATGATATCGTCTTGATATCAGAAGAATATCAATGTGATAGTCTAGAGACAGAGAAAGAGACAGAGACAAAGAAAGAAAAGAAAGCAACTATTGTTGCTACGCCTGTCGGCGTTTCTGAATCTGTTTGGTTAGATTTTGTGGCTTTGAGAAAATCAAAGAAAGCGCCTTTGACCAATACGGCGATTAATGGATTAATTCGTGAAGCTGAGAAAGCTAAGATGACGCTTGAACAGGTAATGTCAACTTGTTGCGAACGTGGATGGGTTGGATTTAAGTCTGATTGGATGATTGGACAAGCAATCAGAATTAATCCTTATGATGTAGCGCACACCACTACGCCACCACCGCCAAACCAAGACGCTGCTTTGCGGAAGATTGAGGAAGATAGAAAACGGGCTGTGCCACCATCATTGGAGACATTGGCTAAATTGGCAGAACTGCGAAAGGGGGTAGCATGAAATCGCAAAACCCATTAGAAAAATACGAAGACAGAATTGTCAGAATTACAGAATCTGGTTGTTGGATTTGGATGGGTGCTACTAAAACTCAAAAACATCCATATGGTTGGCTTTCGTACAAGCGGAAAAATTACAACGCACATCGTTTGTTTTATATGCTTCACAACGGCATTGAATTAACAAATCCAAAAATAGTTGTTTGCCATACTTGTGATGTGCCGCAATGTGTTAATCCAGAGCATTTGTTTGCTGGAACGCAAAAGCAAAACATTAACGATATGTGGAAAAAAAATAGGCAAGCACAAAGATTGCTTAAGCCTACATCAAGAGCAAAGCTAACTCCAGAACAAGTTTTTGAGATTAGAGACAAATGTGCTTTTGGTGCTTCTGATGATGACTTAGCTAAAGAATATGGGATGAACAGGGCAACCATTAGAGACATAAGAATCTTTAGACGTTGGAAAAATTTAACAAAAGAGAAAAAAATTGAATTACATACAAGCACACAAAATTCTTGACCAAGTTAAGGATAATCTGTCTTATAATCTAGACACAATCAATAAAGCATTGGAGCTAACGGGTGACTTGGACATTGGAGAACTTGAGAGAGAAGCAAGTCCAACATCTTGTCGATATGGCTCTCAAGCGTGGTTGGATAGCCTATGCCAAGGCAAGAGCATTGGAGCTTGAGAACGACCAATCAGGGTTGTTTAAGGGCATTGTGGAAGAAGTAAGAGAGCGACTTAACGAGCGCAAATGAAAGGATAAGAATGTCAGATATGCAAACACGAATTCAAGCACAGGACAGCCGTAGGATTTACGTTGATCAATACGATGACGGGGTGTGGTTAAGTCTGCACACGGAAGGGTTTTCAGCAAACCTTGTGATGAACAAAGAACAGGCCAAAGACCTGATTGCTGCCTTAATTCGCATTGTTGAGGTAAAGCCATGAACGATCAAGAAGACGATGATTATGTTTGCCCTGCTTGCAAAGGCACTGGTGAAGGTCGTTGGGAAGGTTTTAGTTGCTACAAATGCAAGGGAACTGGCGGTTATCCAAAACAATACAGGGATAGCGACCATGACTAATTGGCCTTTTCCAAGTTATCCACCAACACCGTGGACACAAAAACAGATCAAAGAATACGCGCAACAACAACGCGCACAACTTCCCGAAAGCCCACTATGAAACAAACATTGAAGCTGGCGCTTGAGGCGTTGGAAGCCACTTCTCCTTTGGGATTTGGTACAGCCTCAGACAAAAGGCATTACGGAGCCATCGCCGCCATCAAAGAAGCCTTGGCACAGCAAAGCAATGAACAGGAAATAAATCCAAAAACAACTTTTGACGAGGTTGAACGCGGATTGCAACAATCGCGCATGGTAATCGCTACGCTTGATTCAATCACAACTGAACAGCGTCAACAAATTAACGAGCCATTGCTGAAAGCGCAATTGTTTTTAAAGGCTATATCAAAGGCCGTAACAGAAACTGCCATTCAGAAAAGCAATGAACAGGTAGAGCCTCTCTGGTATGCGGTTATGAGCGAGACCGCACCAATCATCAACAAGGCAATTCGTAGCGAAGACGTTGCAAATGAATACGCTGATAAATGCCGAGAAACTTATTCTGGCGTTGAGGTTATTGCTCTTTTTGCACATCCACCCGTACCTACGGCACAACCCAAAGAGCCAGAGCAGGAGCCTGACCATGACAAAAAATGAAGCGGCAAAACTTGCGCCTGAGTTTCTGTATTACAACCCTAAAAATGGCGTTTTGATTTGGTCTAAAGGTCGAGCAGACAGAATTGGGAAGGCGGCTGGATATGTTGATGACAGCGGTTATCGCAAAGTGTCAATCAAAGGGTTCAACTTTCGCGCCCATCGTCTTTGTTGGCTTATCCACTATGGTACTGAGCCAGATGGCGAGATTGACCACATCAATGGCATCAAAGACGATAACCGCATTGAAAACTTGCGAGAAGCCACACGCTCACAAAACTGCATGAACATGAAACTGCGTTCAGATAACGCAAGTGGCTTTAAAGGCGTCTATTGGCGTGAACACGCAAAGCGATTTACAGCAAGCGTTTGGAAAGATGGAAAGCGTAAGTCGCTTGGATATTTTGATACAGCAGAACAAGCGCATGAGGCTTATGTTCAAGCATCGGCTTGTGCTCATGGCGAATTTGCAAATACAGGAGTTGGAAATGGCAATCGGTGATTACATTCTTTGTTGCAAGTGTGAAGTGAAACTTATCTATGACGGTGACAGAGGCCAGCGTGAATGGTGGGAGGAGCGCTTTGGTAAAGAGCCAGAGATTGAATGCCCTGATTGCAAACCACAGCGCAAGCCGCTGACGGATGAGCAGATTGGCGACATCTCAAAAAACTATGCGTTAAGTAATCCAACAACGCCACTTCACTTTGCCAGAGCCATCGAAGCCGCCCACGGCATCAAGGAGTAAGACATGGGACAAACTTGGTACACACGACTTGGCTGGTGGCCTTGTGAAAAAACAGGCCACCTCATGACAGATAGAGCATGGATTTATGGTGGGTTTTACCATCGTGAATGCAAACTATGCAAGCGAATCGTCAGCGAACCATTAAAGGTGAAATCATGAATACAAAACAAGAAGAAGCCCTGCGTGAGTGGCTGCAAGAGGCCATCGTCCCATTGATTGAGCAAGTGCTGGTCAAGAAGTTAGGGCAAGCCATGTCGTATGCGGCATCTGAGCTTATTCAACCACAGCGCACATGGGTTGGGCTGACGGATGAGGAGCGCATGGAGCTTGCTGTTAGCACAGGCGCTATGAGCGCAGATTGGTTGCCATTCATGGAAGCAGTCGAAGCCAAACTCAAGGAGAAGAATTGTTTATAATGAAACTCAAGGAGAATCATTATGAACATTGAAATGCAGATATTTGAGCATTTGAAATATACGCCTGAAGATGGAAAAGTCTGGTGGGTCAAACACCCAAGGCGGTCAACTGCAAATGGCACAGAGGCTGGCAACATGATGCAAAACGGATATCGCAAATTGAAGTTTTTTGGTAAACAATATTTGACGCATCGTATGGCTTGGTTTCTGCATCATGGAAAGTGGCCTGCTGGTGACATTGACCATATAGATGGAAATCCATCCAACAACAAGCTATCAAATTTACGTGATGTAACACATTGCGTAAACATTCAAAATAGAAAATCAGCAACTGTTAAAAACAAGACTGGATTTTTAGGTGTTGTTAAACGAAGGAACAAGTTTGCTGCTCACATTCATCGCAACGGAAGGCAAATTTATCTTGGCTTATTTACAACAGCAGAGCTTGCACATCAAGCCTATAAGGAGAACACATGAACGCAGTAAGCAGAATGTGCGGCTTATGCCACCAACCCCGATCTCAATTGGGTAGCAAGATGACATATTTAGGCCCGTATAAGGTCTGGATGTGCGGAATGTGCGCCAAGATCAAAGAAAACCACAAGAAAGCGCCTAATGCGATATGCCGCAAGAGTTGACGCTACGCAAGAGCAGATCGTTTCTGCTTTACGCGCTTCTGGTGCTTACGTCTGGGTTATTGGCTTACCTGTGGACTTACTGGTTGGCTATGACGGGCAAACATACTTGGTAGAAGTCAAATCAGGCCCTAAAAAGGGTTTAACGAGGCTACAGCAAGACTTTTTTGCAAAGTGGATAGGTGGTCGCTTAGAGCGAATTGAGTCGCCAGAACAGGCTTTAAGAATGATTGGGGTTATATGAACGCATTGGACACGCAAGTTGATGGCGATCATTACAAGAAGCTTAAGATTCAGCCGATTGAGTACATTCATGCCAACAACATTGGTTACATGGAAGGCAATGTGATCAAGTACATAAGCCGTTGGAAAGACAAAAACGGCATTAAAGACTTGGAAAAAGCCAAGCATTACATTGATTTGCTGATTGAGTTGGAAAGCAAATGAGATACGACTTAGACAATCCTGACCAAGCCACGGCGCTAATGCAAAACTTGTGGCCTAAAGTTAAAGATGCACTTTCCACAGGGCGCAAGATGACGCTAGAAATCAAAGACGCAAGCAAAAGCCGTAAACAGGAAAAACTTTACCATGAACTGATAGGCCAGATTGCAAAACAGGCGCAACATATGGGCGCGAAATGGTCGGCTGAAGACTTTAAGCGGCTTTTGGTTGACCAATTCATGCGAGACATGGGCGAAGGTAGCGGTAAAGTGATTCCTAACCTTGATAACACGGGCATAGTTCAATTGGGCACTCAGACCAGAAATTTTACGCAAGAGCAGGGCAACGAGTTTATTGAATGGCTATATTCATGGGCAGCAAACAACGGAATAACTCTAAATGACACGAAAAAGATGTAAGCGCAAGGTTTGGTCAACAGCAATTAACCCTGTGGCGCACGCTGTAGCTGGCGCTTGTGTAGCTGACAACGCATCATTAGATAAATTACGCTTGTGTGAGTTATCCGCAATAGATGCAATGACCAAGGGCATGGGAACCACAGAAGATTGGCGCTGGCTTGCCGATGTGGTCAATATTGCCGAAACAATGGGTAAATCAGGCATTGGCCCTGAAGTTTTACCTTATTGTGAAGTTGTACAACAAGCCTTATTAGAAGCCGCAGACCGTTACCAAAAAACAGGCAAGATGGGCTTATCAGGCGTTGGCATAACCAAAGTTAAGGAATTATGGGAATATCACGACCTTCAAAGAACAAGCATTGCTAGGTCTGAGTACGAAAAGATGATTCGTAAGACAGCTAATTACATAAGAAGTAAGGGCAACAATGTGGTGGAGATCGTATGATGATTCCCAAATTTAGCTACTTTAGAAGCAAAGCACACCTAAAGAACGTAGCAAGCCTAGCCTGTCAAAACTGCTACATTGAAGGCCAAACCCAAGCGGCACACAGCAATTGGGCAGAACATGGCAAAGGTCGTGGCATCAAAGCTAGTGACGAATTTACCGCTGCCTTATGCCAAACCTGTCACATGGAATTAGATTCAGGCGCTAGGCTTACAAAAGAACAGCGTAGATCGTTATGGTTAATGGCTTACCAAAGAACAGTCAATCGTTTAAAATCACAGAACTTATGGCCTTCCGAACTAAGGAACGAAAATGGTTAAATATCGCGCAAGCATAGAATCAGACCCAGTAATGCAATTCACAATGTGCTTATTGCATAGCGTCACAAACACGCATATCTTGCACTTAACCACCACCAGTTACTCAGAACATAAGGCGCTTGAGACTTTTTACACAGAAGTTGGCGACCTTGTGGACAGTTTTGTTGAGGCGTTTCAAGGTAAATACGGTCTATTACATGACTTCACTACCGATTACGCTATCCCAACCACAGCCTTAGACTACCTTACCTACCTAAAAGACGAGGTAGAAGCCCTAAGACGTATGCCTAGATTCCCACAGGATTCGGAATTGCAGAACATCACAGACGAAGTAGCCCAACTGATTGACAGCACAATTTATAAGCTGAGATTCCTAAAATGAAACTGAAAATACAATACAAGCCAATACAAGATTTGATTCCATACGCTAGAAACAGCAGAACGCATGATGACGCGCAGGTTGCTCAAATAGCGGCAAGCATCAAGGAGTTTGGTTGGACAAACCCTGTGCTTTTAGATGGGGAAAACGGCATCATTGCTGGACACGGGCGGGTCATGGCGGCTAGTAAGTTGGGCGAAACAGAGGTTCCAACCATTGAACTGAGCCACATGGATGACAACCAAAAACGCGCATACATTATTGCCGACAACAAACTAGCCCTAAATGCTGGTTGGGACAATGAGATGCTGGCGCTAGAGTTGCAAGACCTAAGTGATGCAGGTTATGACCTTGGGCTAACAGGTTTTGACCCTGACGAGATAAGTGCGCTTAATCCGCAGGTTGTCGAAGGGTTAACGGATGAGGATGCTGTGCCTGAAGTGCCAGAGGAGCCTGTTACCAAGGTTGGTGATATTTATCAGCTTGGCTATCATCGCTTAATGTGTGGTGATTCAACATTTATTGATGATGTTGAAAAGTTAATGAACGGAACATATCCAGACCTTGTTCATACAGACCCACCTTACGGAATGAACGCTGTAAGCAAATCATCTGTACTTAAAAAGAATTATAAAACCGACATTTTGGGTGACGATAACCCAGATGTTGCAAAAGATGCTTTCAATTTAATTTATGGTTTGTATCCAGAAGCAAAGCATATTTGGTGGGGTGCTAATTATTATTGTTCAGCATTGCCAGACAGTGAATGTTGGCTGGTGTGGGATAAAGACAATGGTCAATCAGACCAAACAGATTGTGAATTAGCATGGGCAAACTTTAGAAGTGTTGTTCCTCAGTTCACTAAGTCTTCTGAAAAATCTAATCGTGTTCACCCAACACAAAAGCCTGTTGCATTAATGGAATGGATTATTCGCAGGTTTAAATTGTCTTCTGACACTATTGCTGATTACTTTGGTGGTTCTGGTAGTACGTTAATTGCTGCTGAGAAACATGGAATAAAAGCATTTGTTATGGAATTTGACCCAAAGTTCTGCGATGTGATCGTTAAGCGTTGGGAAGAGTTCACGGGTAAGAAGGCTGTGTTACTAAATGCCGACAGCACCGTTTAACCAGAAGTGCAGTCACCTTGGATGTAAGAACCCAAGGTCTAAGCTAAACAGTTATTGCATAGATCACGGCGGCAAAGAGTACATAAAGGAAACAGATACCCTTTATCAAACACCGTTGTGGAGAGCAATCAGAACAACACAGATAAGTAAGCAACCCTTATGCCAAGCCTGTCTCATTGATGGCAGGGTAGAAGCGGCAAAGCACGTTGATCACGTTTTCCCTTGGAAGACATACGGTGAGAAAGCCTTTAGTCAAAACATCTTTCAATCCCTATGTCACGCACACCACAGTCATAAGACAGCACTAGAGCGACAAGGCAAGTATGAGCATTACACGCAACACGGCATTAAAACCTATGTAGAAGGCGATTACTGCCAGAGCCTATGGGGTGGGTAGGGAAAGCCAAAAGAGGGCTAAAAAAGGCGATAAACTTAAATTTTGGGGGTTTATTAAAAAG